GTAAAAATGTCGGCTTCGTAGTTAGTTAAAGCTCTTGTCAAGTTAATAGCACCTTTAGTTACTACACCACCACCACCGCTACCGTGAAAATACTTTAAACGTAAGCTTTTTTTATTATTGTTTGAGTTATAGTAAAACCATAACCAACCACCATAGCCACCAGTAAGCACATTTGATCCACATTTGTAGTTTAATATATCTACAAACCTTTGTAAAACATCCGTTTCTTGGTGTTTAATTATAGCCGTTTCGTGGTTACCATAAGCTATTACTTTAATAATACTTGCATACGGTGTAAACCATTCGACTGCCGTATTTACTATACTATCAAAATAATTATTAGATGCGTGTTCGGGTCTTACATCTGACTTATTACCTCGTCGGTCGGCACGACCTTGCATTAAACACATCATATCGCCGTTGATAAAAACGGATATATCGTGTTCTAAGCAATAATCTAAATGGCTTTTTAAAAGTTCTCGGTTGCATTTAGGGTTGTCCCAGTGTAAGTCGCTTAAAACGGCTAATTTTAAGTTGTTAGTATCAAAAGTAAATTTAATGATGTTTCGTGTAATTCTTTCAGTCTTCATTATTTCTTCGCTGCTCGTTCTGCTCGTCTTTTAGCACGTCTTGCTTTACCATTTAAACACCAAGCTACAAACCTTCCTAATAGGTTGTATTTGCTCTTAACGTCTATTGTTGTTCCGTGTTCGTCTTTTTTTATTTCAAAGTCAAGAACATCGCTTTCCGTATCAAACTTAAAAATTGAAATATTACCATCTTTGGTATAAGTTACGTCTACTTTATCCGTGTCTATTTCAAGATAAGTTTTTCCGTTTTTCTTATCTCTTTTAAATTTTACATCAAAATTCTTTGTGTCGATATTTATATCTAACGGTTTTTTTGCGTTTTTCATATTATACATATTATTTATTTTAAAATTCATTTATTAAGCAATAGCTAAAATAGCTTTGTTTTGATTCTCGAAAAAGCTTAATTACCTCTCGGTACACAAGGTTATCTGAAGCCACTTGGCAACCAGCACTCCAATAGTCAATTTCTTCTCGTTTAATATCTGCACCTTTTCGATAAGTTGATCCGTGAAAGTTTAAACCAATTTTACCCGTGTAAAGCTTTCCTATTTCTTCGCTTTTACCGTTTAAATTACCATCACGATAGTAAGGCATATCGTTAGCTTGTCTTAATGCTTCCATCTTGCCACGATGTAAACCAAACTTCCAGCAGTCATAATGCCAATAGTCAGATTTAAGAACGGCAACACCTTCTTTATTGTATTTTTTAAAGCCACCTTCTAAATAAACTTTACCAGCATTTGTAGTTGCTCTTAAAACTGCGTGGAACATACTACCAAAGTAAACATATATCTTATCGTCAAAAACGTTTGTAATGTCTTCTTTCGACCTTACACCAAGTAACCAATATTCGTTTGGTATGCCTTTAAAGTTTTTTATTTCTTGTACTTTGTCAAGTAGTTCTTTATCCGTGTATTTCCTTACCATTTTCTTCTAATTTGTCGTAAATTATCTTTTCGGTAATACTTAAAGATTTATACGTATATACTTTTTTGTTTAGTGCTTCTTTTTCGGTTTTATATGCTTCGTGTTTATGTCCTAACCTTGATTCGGTTATTAATCTATTTAACCAAGTTCGACCAGTTTCCATTTTTACTTTCGCCATTGATGTTTGCGAATTTTTTTTAGTTTAGTGTTTTCGTGTTTTAATACCCTATTTTCCATTCTTAAAGCGTCTATTAAACTATCGTTAACGTGGCGTAATGAGTCAATACATATTTCTGCGTCTTGCGTTATATGGCTTTGTTTAGGTTTTTTAATTTCTTTTCTTACTGTTGGTTCAAAAAAAGTACCAAATAAACTTATGATTGCAGCTATAATTATGTATTTATTTTCCATCGTTATTTAATTTGTCTTCAAGCTTATGCTTTCTTTGGTTTTCAAAAACTAAATCTTGAAGTAGTAATTTGTCGTGTTTCCGTTCTTCGTCGCATTCCTTTAATTGTTCTTTTTGTGTTTTAATTTCCGTTTCTTTTGAGTCAAGCAAATATCTACCTAACCAACATAATAATATTATAGCGAAAAAAAATATAACGCTAAATGGTGATTTTAAAAATTCTCTAAAACCTATATTAAAAATCTTCTCCTTCATTATTTCTATAAAGTCCAACAACTAATTGTAATAAAGTGTAACTAATTAATAAAATACCACCAAAAAAAGATGGCAAACTTTCTTGACCATTTGCTATTAAAGCCAAACCAGTTGCTAAACTGCAAATAAATACAATAGCACCTAAAAACCGTATGTGGCTATTATTCGACATCTTCTTCTATTGGTTCACTCCATTCATCCGTAGCCATTAATTCAAGTGCTTGTTCGTGATTTAAGCATTCTATTGGCACGATAGTTTCATCGTATATAAAATTAGGTTCTACATTCCATTTTAAAACAAACTTTGTAAGATCCAAACTTTTGCGAATTGTATCCGCAGATGTTTCGCCTACTTGCCCAAAGTCAACCTTTGGTAAATCGTCAATGCTAATTATAGCGTAAGTTAAATTATTTTTTTCCATTTTTTTAATTATTAAGGTGTGTCGCTTACTATATCGCCACTTACCATATTCGTCATCGTTCCATTGTTCGAGCCACTACCATTGTCTGTTAATGTTGGATATGTATCACCATCTCCCATTCTATACCAAAGCACTGGACTTAAACTACTCAAATCAACACCACCACTTGCAGAATAAATTGAGGCTATGTTTCCACTTTGGTCACTATTCCAAACTGCAACTTCGTCAATGTTTCCTGTTGTGTATAATGGGCTTGCAGTTCTAATTCTGCTCCCTATTGTAGCCGTAGCAGTTGAATTATTAATTACGGCACTTTTGCTTTGATTAATAACCAAAGAGCCATCTATGTATATTTTATAATTCGAGCCAGATTTAACCCACATTAAATGATGCCAACTTCCATCGCCTACTGTTGTCCCACTAACTGTTTGATTATATACGCTACTGCTTGTAGTCCACAAAACCATAGCTGGTTTTCCAGCCGACAAATAAAATATATATGAATTATTAGTACCGTCATCTTTGCCAAAAATAACTTGAGTTGTATTTGTGCCTACTTTAACCCAAGCACTTACGGTAATATCTCCAGTTATCTGCAATTCTGTTGGATTTCCAATAGAAACATAGTCATCTACGCCATCAAAGTCAACCGACTTGGTATTAGAATAACTTGGCGTTGAAACTTCTAAAGCAGTATCTCCACTTGCACTACTTCCATAAATAGCACCCCAATTATTAGTTGAGTTGTTACTTCCTCGTCCCCAATTTATTGTGTTATTATCAACACCTTGTCCCCATCCATTCGTTACTGCCATATCTTAAGGTTTATCAGTTGAATAAGTTACACCATTTGTTAAAGTTCCATCATTATTGTTTGCACTGCTATCTGTTGCAGTTGTGCCACTGCCTTCTTCAAATCTCCAATAGCCAACTGGCGAATAGTCATCAAGACTTTGTGGCGTTCCACTATTATAAATCGCAGTAACATCACTTGCAGATAACACGCTATTGAATAAACCAACCTCATCCACTTTGCCGTTCATATACCAAAAATTACTGCCTATTGATGTTCCTATACCTACATTTGTTGTAACATTGTTTATCGTTGCAGGTAAATTCCATTGAGGGTTTTCAGCTTCTAAACTTCCGTCAACATAAAGTTTTAAATTAGTTGATGCTTCAAATGTTGCTACTACGTGATGCCAACTTCCATCGTTATAGTCAGTTGTTCCAGCTACTGAAAAACCACTACTTCCACTTCTAATATTAAAAATTATTACGCTGGTTCCACCATATCTATTGCCCCATAACCCCCAAGACCTTTCATTTGTTAAATGACCATTTGTTTTGTCTTTTGAAATTAAAATATAGTCAGTTGTATCGCTACTTTTAAACCATAAAGAAATACTAAAAGAAGATGTAAATTGCAATGCCGTTGGATTTCCTAAATCAATATAATCGTCTACGCCATCAAAATCTACACTATAAACATTGGAAAAAGTTTCAGCATTTAAAATTGTTTGTCCAGGATCTGAACTTGTATAAACTGCTCCCCAATTATTAGACGCATTTGTACCACCTCTACCCCATTCGATAGTGTTATTTTGTACTCCTTGTCCCCAACCGTTTGTTATACTCATAATTTAATTTTAAGGTACATCAGCTTCAAATGCTGCTCCATTGGTTAATGTTCCATCTACTGATGCACTTCCTTCGTCTGTAACTGTAACCCCACTTCCACCATCATTGTCTCCCATTCTCCACCAAGTTGTTGGGCTTAAACTTGAGATGTCGGTAGGTGTCCCACTATTGTAAATGTTGGTGGCATCCGTAGCCGTAAGAGTTGTTCCAGCCCAAATAGCAAACTCATCTATATTGCCTTTAAATGGGTTGTAGTGACCAGTTTTAGTTTCTCCAACATACAACTCATCTGTTGCCGTTGCAAATGCTGACCTTGTTGACATATTGTCCCCAGTAGTTTCATCTGCTCCATTTACATAAACCTTAAACTCATCAGTTGAATCCAAATCAATAGTAACTAAAATATGATTCCAACTTCCATAAGTTATGGCACTTATATCACCCCTCCCATAATATGAACCTGAGTCAATAGAAAAGTCAATCCTCGAGCCTTCATATAAATATAGTTGACATTGAGAATTTAAAGCAGTTGAACCTTTTCCAATTTGAAAAATAAATCTTAAAGATGGGCTTCCACTTATAGGCTTTACCCAAACTGAAAAACTTGCTTTTGTTTGCGCATTCAAAGCAGTATATACCGACTCGCTTATAATTGTATCATCAACCCCATCAAAATCTACGCTATAAGCATTGGAAAAACTTGCAGTTGCCGTTGGAATTATTATAGCGTTTGTAGATAGATGCATTTTTTTAAGTTGTTAAATCTCCAGCAACATACCATTCATCTGTTGCTCTTTTTATTAATGTTGCTACTCCATATTGAGCAGATATTTTTAGCTTACCACCACTTGAACGTAAAGTAACTCCACTAACTGGTGTAATAGTTGTTTGACCAGCACCTTGTTGAGCCACTAAAATTTGTGTTCCAATTGGAAAAGCATCCGTTGAATTTAACGGCACACCTAAAGTGTTTGCACTACCGTTATTTACTTCTATTAGTTTATTAGCATCTGCTAAAACAAGCGTGTAAGATGCCGTTTTATTATCAATAGTTACATTTGTAAGTTCTGCTCCAGTAATATACTTTGAGTCGTAACCACCGCTTCCATCGGATTTACTTATAATAAATAAATCGCTTGTTTCAAGGTTACTACCTTTCGCAGTTAATTGACTTATTTTCTTTTCTGCCATTTTGTTTTAAGTATTTTTTTAACCTTAATATGTTTACTTTCTTTGGTTTGCTTATTCGTGTTTTTTTCATATATACCAATTAGTAAAATTTACGTCAGAACTTGGTGAAACATCTGCACCAGTATTCGATGTGTATTCGGGAAATAAAGTCGAATTATTACATAAATAGTCCACACACCTTGTTGCATAGTGTTCAGCTATTTTGCGTTCTGCTGCTATAAGCTTTTCTAATTCGTCTTGGTCTATAACCGTACTATTTTCAGCACTATGTTTATAGATGCCATTGTTTGAAATAGTCACACCACTAAATGGTAAATATTCAACCATACTATAATGCACTAACATCGGTTTAACGTAAGTTTCTACAAGCGTTTGGTAATTACCAGTTAAACTACTTCCAGCAATGTCAGATTTTAACTTTTCAAGTAAGTCCGTACCAAGATAATTCAAAATATGAATTTGTTGAGATATATATATAAATTGTATATACTTGTCAATATCTATATTGCCGTTTAAAGCCGTATAGCGTGTGATGTCGTTTCGTGATATTAAAAGAACGTTTGCCATTTTAATTTTAGTTTATTGGTGTAGTAAAGTCTTTTGGTTCTAAAAAACCTCTATTTTTCATTGTTCTCGGTTTTTGTGCTACTTGGTCACCGTTCATCATTTTACCTTTATTCGTATAGTAGCCATATTTCTTTAACTTGTCAATAGCTGCATCAGTAGCCTTTGGTTTATTTCTTGGATCTTTTATATTTAATCCAACACCTTCAAATTGAACATACACTTCACGTTGCCAAAAGTGTCTACAAGAACCACCACCTTTATATAACCAAATCGAATAAGTATCTGCACCTTTAGCACCCCAACCTTTATTAACTGGTTTAGTTCGCATTTGCATAATATCTTCTTTACGGTAAATCTTGTTTTTTTGTAACATTTTAGAACAAAATTCCCTTGTATTGTCATCTGTTGCATTACCTTTATAACGGTATCTTGTGTAAAATTTAACACCATCTACGGTAATATCTTGTCGACTTTTAGCATTTGGTCTTGCAACACCTTGTGTAACAAATTTAAATATCTTTGATAACGTGCTTTTTTCTTCATTGCTTTGGTTAGCTTTTGCAATAATTTCATCAAGTGCGTCTTCGTTATCGTAGTCTACTTTTGATTCGTCTATTAATAGCCAATCTTCGGGTGCGTCTTCACCTATTTCGTCTATTAATTCTTCTAAATTAAATTCTTTTGTTTCACCATCTTTGCTAAAACTATATCCAGTTTCTTCTTCTTCTTGTTCTTCGTCTTTATAACCGTCTAAATCTTTAAATTCTAACGGTTGTAACGTTCTAAAATAAAGCTTTAGTGATATACCATTAAAAGCAAGTATTTTATCAATAGCATCTATTAAAACGTGTTGTATTGGCTTAATTACCATATTTTCAAATAGTATAGAACTATTTTTTAATTCGTCAGCGTTAGAACTAAAGCCGTTAGCATTTGCTATTCCAAATAATAAGCCAGACGTAACATTGTGACCAACCATTAATTTTTCCATACACATTTTTGCAAGTGCGTTGTAGTGGTCTGGTGCGTCATTTAGTTGTATATCGTCTATTGTAGTCTTGCTTGTTTCGTCAGCATTGAACGCAACTATAACTTTTTGCCCTTGACTTCCAGTAAGCTTTGACATTACTTTATTAGAAATAATACTTTGTTGTTCTTCGGTTGGTATTCCGTTATTAAAGTTAACCACCTTTGTGCCACTAAAACCGTTTTGTACTTCGTTTATTAAGTAGTCGGCAATTTCTTCTTCTAAAACTGCGTAGCTTATAGCACCTTGATAGTCAACACAACCAAAATACTTCATTCCAACCGTGTAGTTCTTAAAACATAATACTTCTACTTTTTCCCGTGAAGTGTTAAAAGCTGGTATTCGCTTTGGTGGAAACTTTTTTGTGTCTTTCCAATTATCTGAATAGTAATATCCATTTATTTTTCCGTGTTCGTCACACTTTTCGGGTGCTATTAATTGTATAGGCATATGGTAAACCTTAACAATTTTTTTATGGTCTTTAGAATAGTGTACTTGAAACGCTGCTTGTCCTAACATTTTAAAGTCAAGAATAACTTTTTTTAGTTCGTCAGCATCTAACAACATAACCATTTGTGCGTATTCGTTTGCTTTCTTGGAAGCATCAATAGCATTTAACCCTTTGCCATAAACAAACTTGCTTATATTGTTTATTATAGCGTTGTTTGTCGCACTATTTTTGTACCTATCTATTAAGAAGTCGTAGTAGTCATTATTATCGCCATAAGTAACGTAGTTGTTCTTATTGTTTTCTACTACTTCGGGTGCTTCGTAAGCTGCTAAATTTAAAACGTGTAAATTACTCATACATTAAAAAATCGTTAGTTGTCGTGTGTTGCGTATATACATTATGATTAACGCTATATGAACTAACCGTTTGGTCAGTACAAAATATTTTACCTTTAAATACTACACTTGTGCCATTACGAACTTCTAAAGTGTAAAAACGACCTTCTTTTAAAGTATAACTTGCCGTTATAGTTTCGTAGTAGTCGTTAGATGCTGAAGAAGTAATAGTTATTTGGCTTTCTACATTCGTGCTTTCATCGGTTATATATAAACCATCGTAAGTTTTAGAACGTGGTATAAACTTAAAAGTTTGTGCAGAAGTTGATGTCGTTAAGATAACCATACTTATATAACTAATTTTCGTGTTTTTGTTTCTAATAAAAAAAGGGCTTACCGAAATAAGCCCCTTAAACACAAGTATAAAAGTAAAGAAAAGTCTTTTATGAAGTTACAATTGTACAGTTACCAGTACCACCAGCACCGTTTTGTAGTAAAAGCTTCAATTCAGTTTCGTTAGTTGCATTGATAAAGTTAGCTGGTAATTCTTCCATTCCAGTAAAGGTTAAAGAATATCCGTTAAAGTCACCAAGTGCAGAACCACTTGAAATTGTACCAGCAGTTACATCACATCCTTGATCCAAGCCCATTAAGAAGAATTGGTCACCTCTTGCGTGAATAATTATTCTTGGTCTTCCGTAAGAAATTAATTTAATGTTTTTGGTACTTTTAACATCTTGTCTTTTAAGTTGAACGGTCAACGATTGCTCGAAAAAAGTCGTTCCATTTTCCCTACTACTATTAATAGTTTGCTCAAATGAATTTGCACCTTTAAGTTCAAACTTATAAATACTAAATGATAAACCATCACTTTGTACTGCTACGATTTGGTCAGTATTGTCCGATGTTCCGTATTGATTTAAACTTGGAAAGTCTAAATCGCCATAGTTCACCAAATAGATTGCGTGTAATCCCGAAACTGCGTCTTTGCATTGCTCCGTTCTTCCACCTATTATATCACACGACATATTTTTAGTTTTTTAAAGTTTATAAATAAGTGGGGTTTTTACACCCCACCGTTAATTAGTCTTATGCGTGGTAAAGAACTACGTCTGAACCGATAGCGTATTGAACACCAGCACTCATTCTCATAATGATTCTAACATTTTGTGAACCATCAATCTCACTCATATCGATGTATTTAACTTCTTGGTTAACATCAGATAATAAACCACATCCAAAGAATAGGTTTGAAGATTCAGCAGCCATTGCAGTATCGTCAGCCATTCCGTTAGCAACTACAACTGGAATACCATCGAAAGATAAACTTCCGTTAGAGAACCATTGTGTTCCTTTGTTATCAGTACCATTTGCACCAACACCAGCAGCGATGAAACCACCTAAAGCACGAACATATGCTTTTGCGATGTTTTGAGAAACATAGATTTTTAAGCTTTCGCTCCCATACAAAGATGCGGGAATTGAGTCTACAATAGAACCTAATTTATCGATTACGTTTGCAGCAGTTACGGCAGCGTGTGAAGCAACGTCAACAACAGTTGCGTCAGCAAGTGCTAAAGTTACTAAACCGTCAAACTGTCCCGAAGAACCTACTGCACCTTCCCAAATGTTAGTTTCGATTTTTGCAGCAGTCATTCCAGCAACGTGTGCTATCATAAAGTCTTTAAAGTTTGTTGGTAAAGATTCGAATGCAGAATAACCAGCTTGGGTTGCAATCCAATCTTGTTTGTAGTCTTTTGCACAAAGTTGAACATTTGCTTGAAGTTCTTTCAAAGTTAAAACTCTCTCAGCAACATCAACATCCATATTGTGGTCAAAGTCACAAGTAGCGTTAACTAAAACGCTTCCAGTTGTACTAATTTTTTTCATCACTCTTTTGTAGTGAATGTTAGGTAAAACAGTAATTAAACCTTTTTCAAGTGTAGGAGCAGATAGAAGTGCTGCTGCGACGTAGTCACCAGCAAATTCACCAGCATAAGTGCTTCCAGTTAGGGTATTAGCCATTTGTTTAAATTTTAATTATTAATTATTATTATTTTTATTTGCAATTCTTTCGAATACACTATCCATAATAGTACGTTGTTTTTTAGGTGAAATTTTTCTACCTAAATTAACACGTTCTTTATTTTCGGGGTTGTGTACTATTGGTTTTGGTTCTTCTTCAGTAGAAAGTTCTACTTCAGTAGTTTCTTTTACTTCTTCTTTAGTTTCTACACTTTCTTCTTTCGTGTTTTCAACTGAAGTTTCAACTGAACTTAATTTTAAACCTTCAAGTTCTTTCTTTAAAGTTTCGTTTTCTTCTTTAAGCTTTTCGATTTCACTAAAGAACGATTCCTTTGTAATTGATTCGATAACCTTTTTAGGTGTTTTCGTTTCTTCAGCGTATTCCTCTTTTTCTTCAGACTTCGCTTCTTCTTCAACTACTTCTTCGGTTACTTCTTCTTCTTTAGCTTCTTTGATTTCTTCGATAAGACCTTCTTCTTTAACAACTACCATACGACCATCTTCAAGTGTATAAGATCCGATGGGCATTGCTACTTTTCCGTCTTCGGTTACTATCATTATTTCAGCACCAGCTTCAAAGTCACTTTCTACGATTGTTAAACCGTCTTCAAGTTTCATTTGTGCAAGTCTTACTACTTCGCTTTCAACACCTAAAAGTGTTTTTATCTTGGTTAAAATTTCAGTTGTATTCATTTTTTTATTTTATTTTATTACTTTGTATTTGAAACAATACTATCAATATTGTCTTGGATTTGACTTGTAATGTCTAATATATCGTAAAAGTCTTTGGATGCTTGTGAATTTTTTACATCTAAACCTAATTCTTTAGCTGCTTTTTCAAATTTATCCATCATTTTATTTGCTCTTGTTTCAATAATTTTAGGAAATTTCTTATTTGTAAGCCAAAATGATGATGCTTCTTCTAATTTAGCAGCAGCTTTTTTTACTTGTTCGTCGGCTTTATTTGACTTTGCTAAATCTTTTAAAAGAGATTTTTTTAGTTTTGCCATATCGTCAATTAAACCTAACTCTACTTTATGTGTTTCAAGTTCGGTTTTTTCTTCTTTAGAAAATAAACGATTGTAAACTGCTTTTTGTGTGTTCATAACTATATAACTATTTAAATTTAATTTGTTGCGTTTAAGGTTAAATTTTACCTATTCCTTGTGCGTGTAAAGTACCATCGCAGCAATCTACGTGGTAAGTATTGTCATCGCATAAACAACCTCTTTTACTTCCTTTTGGTGAAGTCTTACTTGGTGTTGCGTTTTTTCTTTTTTTTACGTTTTTTCTTGTACTTTTTTTCATAGTCTTCAATCATTTTTTTAAGTTCTTCAACTATTTGCTTGTCACGTTCTTGTTGTGTAGCTTCTAATTTACCAAGTTGTTTAAGTTTGCTTTCTGACCAACGTAATCCAGCTAAACCACCCCATAGTAAATAAGATATATTACCACAGTCGTTTGTATCAGCGTCATCGTAATAAGTTTTAGCACGGCTTAAATAAGAATACATTCTTTGGATTGTTTCTTCACTTATTGGTTCGCCTTTTGCTAATTGTTGTGCCCTAACTTTTCCAGTTTGTGTTGCACACTTATTGTTGTTTTTTTCGTTTAGTTCAATACCACGTTTTGCGTTGTTGCTTACTGCTTGTGGGTAGTCGCTAAAACTTTCTAATTCTTCTTTGTTCGTGTGTTGTTCGCAAGGCATAAACCAAGTTTTACCTTCAAAGTCGTGTGTATGAAACCCTTCGCAACCTACTTCTTTTGCAACTTGTAAAGCTTTTTCTTTTGTACTATATGCCGTTCGGTCATCTATTATTGCAAGTTCATCGTCTATTACAACCGACTTAAATTCTTGTTTACTTGCTTCTACTTTTTCTGCAAAATAACCTTCAATAGAAAAGCCTTTTATTTCACCGTCTTTTACTTTTTTCCAAACGTCATCGTTGTCAACTTTCATTGCAATCATCCAAGTTCCTTCGGGTACATTAAATTCGTATAAAGCACTTTTATCTTTTTCAGTTGATTCCACGATCCAACTTTCGACGACGGTCATACCAGCTATTTTTTTTGCGTGTTCTATTGTTGCGTTGCTTTGGTTTGACTTCTTTAAGAATAGTTGACTTGCTTTTCTTATTGTTGATTTGGAAAACCAAATATAGTATTCTTCATTCGTCTTTTCGTTGCGTCGGTATATTTGTTTTTTAGGTACTAAGGCAGCACCCATTAAAATACGCTTTTCTTCGTTTATAGTTTTTAATTGTATTTCGTGTTTTTTAAGTGCTATCCAGTTTTCTTCTATTGCTGGATTTTCAACTACACTAACTGCATCGACTCCGCTATTGATGTCATCTTCGTTTAAAACAAGTTCAATGATTTTCATATCTATATAACTAAAAAAATTTATATTGTTGCGTTTTGTATTTTATTACGGTCTAAACTTTGTGCCGTTGTAATATCACCACTAACTACAAAAGCTTGTGTTGGTTGCATTTGTAATTCGGCAAGTTGGTTTATTCCACTATCGCCTACAACGTTAAAACTCGGTTGTGGCATAGAACCACCACCACCAGCACCACCACCGCCACCAGTATCTACTTCAGATGCACCACCGCCACCAAATTTTGTTTTTGCTATTTTAGCAATGTTAACTGCTGCAAACGCACCAGCAAGACCAGCTTGGATAAATGGATACGCTGGCATTACTGCCGTGATTGGTGACTTTTGTGCAGTTGTATAAGCGTTCATTGCTCCTTGTATTCCAGTCGAAGTTGCTTGTGCTATTTTAACCGCTTTATCTATTTGAAAATTTCTTTTTGATTGTTCTTCGTTTTCTGCATTAAATAGTTCGTTGATACTACTAATAAGATTTAAAGTATTGTTTGCCATTTCAAACTTGGCATTTTGTAAAGCTAAATCGTTTTCTTTTTTCTTGTCGTTAGATGCTTTATTTGCGTCTACGTCTTCTTTTCGGTATTTGGCATTTATTTTTGCTAAATCCTTGTTTAATGCTTCTTGTAGTGCTTTTTCAAGTTCTGCATTACCTTCAGCAAGTTCAAATTTTGCTTCGTAAGATTCTACTAAATTTGCTATTTCTTTTTCTTCTTGTGTCGAATTTAATTCGTCTAAAAGTTTAAATTGCTTGTCTTGTAATTCTATTTCTTTTTGTTGTTGCAACTTTTCTGCTTCAAGTTCTTCTGCTCTAAATTTGTCGTCAATGTCTTTTATAGATTTTTTCAATTTTCTATAAGCTGCATTTGCTAAAAGAGCAAATTGTTTGTCATTAATTTTTTTATCACGTAGTCTAATTTTAAAATCTTCTTTTTCTCTTTTAAAAGTTTCTTTTGCTAAATCTATCTCTTTTTGTTCTGATTCTTTTCTTAAGGCAAATGTTTTGTCAAATATTTCTCGTTCAATAGCAAGTAAATCATCTTTTCTTTGGTTAGCAGTTTGTCGAGAAGATTTAGCTGATGCTTTCTGTTGCTTGTTAAATTTAACAGTCATTAACTTTCTTTGGTCTTGCAAATTTTGTAAACTTGTTTCAGCATCTGTAACCGACTTTTGTGCTGCATTTGTAATAGAATTAATGTCAAAAACTGCATCCGAAATCATATCAGAAATCCTATCCATTTCAACCCATTTTAATTTTCTTGCTATATAATTATAAGCATCTATAATGGCATCCAATGGCTTTAACAAAGTTGTAATAATTAAATCAAAAATCTTCTTATTCCTTTTTGCTCTTTCTATATCGTTTTTCTTTTCAAATTTTGCAATTTCAACTTTTTGTTTACCAAGTGCTATTTCTTGGTCTAACTGTTTAAGTTTAACTCTATAAATTTCTTCAGCAGTAGCACCTTCTGCTTCCATTATTTGAAGTTTTATATCAGTTTGTTTTTTTTGTGCTTCAAGTAATGTAACTCCTTCTTCGTAATCTTCATTTAACTTTTTAGCTTTACTTGAACCTGCATCTATAAACGCAGTAATATCTTTCCAATAAGCTACAATTAAACCTAAAGCAACTACGGCTGCACCTATACCTGTTGCAATTAAACCTTTTCTAATACCACTTAATGCAGTTTTTGCAGCCATTCCCATAGCTTTAAAACTTTTAGCACCTTCACGTAGTCCTTCAAGACCTTGTGTTATTGCCATAGCACTTTGTACTTTTAAAAGCGTTGCTTCAAGTTCTTCGGATTCAGTACCAAATAAAGCCATAGAACCTTGAACTAAAGCGAAACCACTTGCAGCACCTTGAATAGCACCACCAAGCTTTTGTGACATAGTAGTAGCAGCAGCATCCACAACCATATCGGTGTCCATTTGTACCTTTCGATACTTTCCAACCTCACCTAACAAGTCGTTAAATTCTTTACTTGCCGTGTCACCAGCTAAAGCCATTTGGTAAAGACGGTCTTCCATCTCACCCATTTGTGCCGTTAATGGTTTTACTTCACCATAAACTTCTTCAAATGAAGCGTGTAAATCTTTGTTCGTCTTTTGAACCTTTTTTTCGGCTTGGTTTAAATTGTCAACACTTTGCCCTAAATCGTCAATGCCTTTTTTAGCTTGTTCGGCATTCGTGTTTACTTCAAGTTCTATTGTTTTTTTAGTTGCCATTATTTCTTTTTAAAGTACAATTTTCTTTTTTCTTGTTTGTATATTTTCTTTACATTACTTTCTAACTTGTACTTTCCTTTTGCTATTTCTACATTCTCACTTATTCCGAAGTGGTCATCTAATTTTAGCATATCTATTATGTTTTTTATCATTACGGTTGTTGTATTATTATCGAAGTGTCGTTAGTTGCACCGTTGCAATAAGTGTGTGTTACATTTAGTGTTATACTTTGTGGTGCAGATTCTTCGGTTTCTATTCTAAAAAAGTTTTCCGTGTTTACAAAGTTTGATCCATCTTCGGTAACTATTAAATCTTGCGTGTTACTATTTGCTGGAACACAAACTTCTACTATTTGACTACTTGTAATTGTGCTTGGTGTGATAGTTACACCACCAGTTGTTGTGCTTATCGTAGCAGAACAAACACCGTTTAATAAATTAACTGGTACGTCTACACAATTAGATGTTGGCTTACTATGAATTATTGTTAACGGTGAAAGTGGTCTAAAGTCTAAAAGTAAAGTCATATCAACATCGCCACTTGTGATATTTGACTTCATTTCGTTTATAACATATCTTTTATCTCGAATAATTACACGGTCATTTAACTTTAAATTAGTCAACATTGAAATAGGTAATTGTGTTTTTACCTTTATCAATCTATTTTGCAAGTCATATAAATTTTGTAAATAATTAAAATAATATGTTGCATATAAAGTGTCGGCTATTGGTGTCAATAAAAACGTACTTCGGTCAGCATTAAAGTTTAACGTGTAGTTTGTAATTCCGTTTACTTGTAAGTCTTGACCAAATGGCATATAATCGCTAACCGTAACTTGTGCCGTTCCGTTGTAAAATTTAAAATCCGTGCTTTGCTTGTCGTACATATACATCAAACAAGGTTTAGGAACATAAGAAGCTAAATTGTCATCTAAAGCATAAGCTACTTGCGTGGTTGTTCCAGTAAACTTTTGTCCCATTAAGTTTTCAAATGGTAGTTGAACGGTAAATTCACCACCATCGTATGTAAATGATTGTTCCGTGTTTCCGTATTCACGATAAAACAAAGCTTTGAATTGTTGGTTTAATACGCTTTTGCTTTCTTGGTATTTAAAAGATATTCTTTTATACAATGGCACACGGTCAACATCAATGCTTTTAACGTCGGTGTATTTTGTTATGTCGTATAAATCGCCAAGTGTGTACCACGTTTCCAAAGTTTCTATTTCGTAAGTGTCTGCAACCGTACCAAAACAAGTTAGATTAAACATTTTTAACACACCACTAAAAAAATCAGCTACTTTTATTTCGGGTACTAATGATCCAAGACTTGAATTTCCAGTTAAGGTTTGTGTTGCACCCGTTATAGTGAATTCATCAACGGGTACAATAGTAGTACCTACCGTTGCTTCCCAAAAACAATTTGTTGTTGTGTCTATGTTAATTTGGTTTGCTGCCCTCATTTCAAGAACTATGCTTTCGTCTAAACCTGCTGCGTTTTGGTCATATACTATTTGATGCGTTGCTGTTCCTTGTCCTTGAATAGTGTGCGAAAATACACCGTTTCTATGTACGTCAATATAGTAGTCAGTTGAAGCGTCACTTGGTACTACTGTCGTGTTTATTACAAATCTATAATATTGTGAACCTACTACGTTAGAATAATTGTATGTTATTGTGTTTGTTGTTAAGTCAACACCACTATTGTTTGGTGCAGTTCCAGCAGCATACACTACACTTGCAAAGTCAACTTCTTTAGCACCAGTTATAAATGTATTTGATTTCGTGTTTTTCGCCCAAAGAAAACATTTCTTAAACCTTTCATCATTTAAAAAAGTACCAGTAAAAGTTATGCCATAATGCGTAGCAATTACTTCAAATAGTTTTTTAATTTTTACTGCTGGAAAAAGTTCGTTGAATAATATTCGACCACCACCAGTTGTTATGTCGTTAGAACCACCACCAGTTATTTGCCAATTCCTATCTGAACTAATTAAAGGGTAACGCACATCGTAGTCGGTTGTGTCATCCGTTATTCTATTAAAAACTTCTACACCAGTATAAGTGTGGTCTAAAGAACTTAAATCAACATCGCTTAACATATCTTCGCCAAACTTATCTTTTAAGCTTGTGATGTCACCATAAAAAGTTAACGTATAGCTTTCGGGTTTACCATCTTTTAAGTTTGCTTTTTCAAGTTGTATTTTACCAGTTCTAAATGGTGTTAGGTTTATGTCAAGTTGTGCGTCTTTTCTTATGTTTACATTGAACGTAAATTGTGTTGGTGAAGTTGGTGTTATGTTAGTCGGGTTATATCCGTAAACATCACTATTGTAAAAGTGTTGAAATACTTTATTATTTGTTTTGGTTGCTGGTACGGTAAACGATTGGCTAAAGTCGGAATAAACCTTGCTAATGTCTTGGATGTTTTGAACACTTGAATTTACTTGTATTTGTTCGTCATCAAACAAGTCAAGCTTTACCCCTTCAACATATATTTGTACGCTTCTTTTCATTTATATTACGCTATTAATCATATCAAAACCATACTTGAATGTGATGTTGTAATTTATGTTGCCTTGTGCATTTACACCTTTTAGCTTTTCTATGCTTTTAGTGTCTACGGTTACGGGTAAACTATCCACAAGAACTTTTTCACTTAACATTATTTGTTGTATTGTTTCAGAATAACTTGGTGCAACGATTCCAGTATTACAAGTAATTGTTTCTTGTCCGTTGTGGTTAAATGCTTGTCTTTGTCCCTCAAGTGTAGAATAGCTTAATGAATTACTTTGCATTAAATTGTAAACGCTTTCTTTCGTGTTTATGTTATTTTTAGATGCCTTATAAAACCATTCACGTTGCCAATACCCCATTTGGTTGACAAAGTCTACTAAAATAGGTGTGTACTTTGGTTCGCATTTTGGTCTAAAATACCAAGTGCCGTAAAGTGTCGGTGAACCAGCACCAAGATTGCTCCAAACTTCCAACTTGTTACCGTCAGCATAGTAATCATACCATACTGTTGGCACATCGTATAAATCAGCAGATGCAAATGGGTCAGTTATAACTTGCGTTGCACCACTTACTAAATTTGTGTATTTTAAATCTACTAAAGTACCAGCACCTAAAAAACCCATCAATCCAGCACGTTGCGATTCGGTTGTTGATGGTGTATGTGTACTTTGATAATGATAGTAATATGTGCCTTGTGGTAATGAAGCCGTTTGATCCGTTGTAAATTCTAAACTTGTTAATTGTGGGTTAGCACCTTCCGAATAATATCCGTAACCATCCATACAATAGTATGTTGTGGTATCTAACAAAGTATAGTTTCCAGATGTTGTTTCTTTGTATCGCTTTAAATCAAGCTTAACCATTTGGTTGTAATTGTTAGCAGCAACACCAGTAGAAACTCCCGAACCAATTGCCGTTTGTCTTGTAGTAAATTTTAAATATTCCCTTGTGTAAGGTGAAACATCGTAATACATCTTTAAATTGTTAGATGCTGGTATAAGCTTCTGAATAGTGTATTGTGGGTTTGTTGGTACACTTGTACCCGAATAGTAATAAAATAGTTCAAGCTTTGAACCTACAACCGAAGATTCGTCTACTTCTATAATGTATGGTGAACGTGCAAATATTTTATTCATTATGTAGTTTTTAAGTTTTCTTCTATTATTGAAACAAGTAAATTTTCCATATCTAAACCGTACTTTTCTATTAGTTCGTTTGGTAGTTTTTCAAAAGCACTATTAAATGGTTTGGTAAAAAACATACTTGGTTTTATTCCGTGATGAAAAACGCTTCTTGCAATTAAAAAGTTTAACGACTTTCGTTTTAATAACCTACCTTTTTTATCTCGTGGTGCTAAACCTTTTCTTATTGTCCACTTGTCAAATACTTTGCTTGGTGGCATCTTACTTTTGTAGCTAAAGTTAGAAAGTGACTTACCACTTTTTACACCTCTTACACCTTGATCCTGAAACCATCCGTAATTATCTAATTGAAAAAATACACGAATAGAATTTGGCATAATTTTTACTTCGCCTTTTATACTGTCGCTTAAATTACCACTTGCGTTTTTATTAGTTCTTTGCAAATTATCTTTTGCAGCTTGTACTACTCGTTGTTCAAACTCTTGCAATGCTTCCAATAAAAAGTTAGTTTCAGACATCGCAAACGGTCATTACGTTGGGTGTGTTTATATTTACGGTCATAGTCCAACCAGCAAGTTTGTTTTCGAACCTATCTACAAATATTTCTAAATTAGGTGTGCCGTCTACTTGGTAATTGTCATCGTATAAATTACCACGTCTTAATTTTTCGTAAAGTCTATTAAGAATATTTAGTTGTGTGTTTAGTACATCTTGTTCGTTGTCGTTGCCTCTAAACTTGTCAGCAGTTTCGTCTTTTGATACGTCTACAACATCCATACTTAAAATGCTAATATTGTATTGTATCACATTATCAACAAAGGTTGCACTATTTACTATTATGTGGCATAGTGGAAATATAGTTTGCTTTGATAAATCAACGTCAAAGATGTCACCACTTGATACGGTGTTAACTAACGCATCGTTGTTTAGTTCGGTTTGTAGCTTGGTTAGAATTTCGTAGTACATTATTTTATTTTATTTAGTTGTCGCTGCATTTCACTATGTTCAATATCTCTTTTTTGCTTTTCAAAAGTAAGCCACACAAAGCAGTCGTGTAATGGTAGTTTGGTGACATTTCGAAAGTTTTCAAGTTTTCCTTCAGCGATTGCATATATGCTTTGATACCATCCCCATTGTTTCCCAAATTGAGTTCTTGCTGAAAAGTCGTCATCATTTCCTTGCTCGTCATCTGCACTTCTAAATATTGAATTGTACTGTTCAGCAATTCGCTTGTTAAAACGCAAAAAAAAACTTTAGCAGCAAGTGCTACACCAAGTGGTGCAAATTTCATTACTTCGGCATAGTTAGCAGAACTTTCGTATTCTTCTATTAAGTATTTGTCTTTCTTCTTTTCAATTACTGGTCGATATAAAACCGCCATTGCTTTGTGTAGAGTATCAATAGATTTTAAATTAGTTTCTAAATCTATGTATTCACCAAAAGTAATATCTTCTAAATTTGGAATAAAGCCAAACTCATAATCGTTAAGTGTAAATGTTCTTTGAAACTTTGGTTGTTCTTTAAATACTTTTGATAAGTGTATTGTGATGTCTTGAACATCTTGCCACTTTACTTGTAGAACATCACGTAGTCTTAAACCACAAAATATTTCTACCATCTTTTGGCATAAAAATTCTTCGTCATTCGTCTTTTCGTAGGTTGCCATAAACTTTTGGTAGCTACCTAATGGTATTTCGTTTATGTCGGTTGGTAGTAAAATTTCAGCTTCCATATCTATATAACTATTTTTTGTGTTTTTGTATTACCTTATGTGATAAGTTCCATAATTCTTATTGCTTAAGTTTTCCATTTCGTGATATCTTAAAGCATCTATTAAATGGTCTTGCCCACCTTTAGGTTTGTTTAATTGTTTACCAGTCTTGTCCGTGTCCCAAACATAACCCCTTAATTCTTTTATTAAATTTAAGCTTGAAGATGTAACTAAATATTCTTGGTTTTGCATAAGTTGTATTCCGAATAAAATACTATCCTTGCCTTTTGTACAACCTTTTATTTGATAACCAAGCCTTCTTATTTCTTCTATACTTTTTGGTTCAGCACTATCCGCAATTACTAATTCGTGTTTTGGTAGCTTCTTTGCTATCTCGGCATTCACTAATTTATTTTGGTAGCATATTTCGTGTACTATTCTTTTGCCGTTCCATAAGTGAATAGAACAAATTGCCGTTGGATCTGCGGAATAACCAAAGTCAAGCCCATAGCCAATTAGTTTAGCATCGCTTGGCACTTCATCTATTTGCTTCCAATTGTCAAACACTACACCTTGCAAGTTACCGATTTCACCAAGTCCATAAACTGACCACCAGTTTTTCCAGTATGCAGATGTCTTTGCTTTTTCCTTTGCCTTTTCTATTTCGAAGATTATGTTTTCATCAAGTGCTTCGTTATCTAAATAGTTAAGCTTTAAAAATTGTGCGTTGCTATCTTGCTTTAGTTCGTGTGCCCAAAATTCATTAGATGGGTTAAAGTCTAAATATACTTCGTCTTTTGTTCGTATAGCAAGTTCGTTGTACATTTCAAAAGTTACATTGTTACATTCGTTTATATATAGTATATCACGCCTTGCACCACGTAATCTGGAACTATCGTCAGCAGAAAAGAACTCTATAAATGATCCATTAGTAAATTGATATTTTAACAAACTCCTGTTGAAAAGTTGTTCACGGTATCGGTTTAAACCTTTAAGTAGTTTTATGCAGTCACGTATGCAACCACGTCTTAAGTGTGGTATTGATTCACTTACTACGCTTATTTCAAGGTTTGGTAATTTAATTGCTTTGTCTATTAACAATATTAAAATGGAAATAGTCTTACCAGCAGATGTGCCACCTTGAATTATTTTGATTCGTTTTTCTAACCTACTTATCTTGTTTACTGCCGTTGTTCTTTGAAACATCTATGTCGGGAAATATTGGTTGCTCAAATATTGTTTGGTCAATTTGTTGTATAGGCGCACCATATCCACTATCCATTAAAGCTTTGTATGCATTTACATCACCTTTCTTTGCTTTTTTAATTAGTGCTAAAGTGATTGCATCTTCTTGACTTAAAAATTCATCTTCTCCAGTTATAGGGTTCTTAAACTTTTGATTAGTTTCTAACCAAAGCTTTGCTATCGTGCTTCTATTTTTTGAACCTTTTGGTCTTCCGTTAGGGTTTCCGCTTTCGCCTTTTTTCCAAGCTGGTCTTAAATTTTCTTCATTTGCCATTTGTTCGGTATTTTTTCGGTGTACCTATATAACTACTTTTTATCGTTTTCGTATTCCTTGTAAACACTTCTTAAACGATCCACCATATCACGAACACAACTTGCACAACTACTTGGTGTGCTTCTTTTATTAAAGACACGGTTGTATATTTCTCGTAGGTGTTGTTGTTCGGTTGGTGCTACCGTGTTACGTTCTTTGCTAAACCAATCTTTTAACGTTTCGTATTCGTCTTCTTGTAGGCATTGAATGTTTGGGTTGTAACTGAACAATTGATTTAAACGTATGCGTCTTTCTTCACACCCACAGTCTTCACCAGCTACAAACTTAACAAGCTTATCTATACCAGTTGCTTTAGTTACTTTTGCGATTGAGTCACCAAGACCTTCGCTTTTCTTTTTTGTTGTTTTCTTTTTTGCCATTATTATTTATTTAATTTTTGTTCAATTTTTTTTTGAATTTTTGTTATGTCAGATTCTTTTAAAGTACCCGACCAAATAAGTTCTAAATCTTCTTTATTAAAACCACATATTTTAGTTTTTACTTTTGTTTTTTTCTTTTTCATATAATTTTAATTTATAAATAATATACATTAATAAAAATATAGCACTAATGCTAAAGATATTTAGATGTGGTTCGCCACATAGTCCTAAAAGGTGTTTTATTGTTTCCATAGTTTGATTCGTGTTTTTAACATATTCTTAATTGTGCAGTATGGTTTTCTAACCTTTTCATAGCTTTATTATAGTATTCTTTATCAAGTTCACAAGCAGTTAAATCATAACCTAAATTGTGACAAGCTATTGCAATACTTCCACTTCCTAAATGCGTATCAAGTATCTTATCTCCTTTTTTTGCATAGTTCATTAAAAGCCATTCATATAGTTTTACTGGTTTTTGTGTTGGGTGTATGCTACCACCATTTTTTGCTATATAACCTCTATTTATATTTATCTGCCTTGTTGCTTTTTGAAATGATGTAAATGCTATTTCCCCATCACTCATTGTTAAACCCTCTTGACCTTTATACCAAAAAACCCATCCCATTGTACCTTTATTTAAAAACTCTACAAAATAATTAGCACCCCATATAATTTGGTTTTTACTAACTCTTTTCAATTCATCAAAATATTCTTTTGTTGGTATTGCATTATCCCATTGTTTTTGCTTATGATGTTTTCTTTTATGTTTTCTATTTTTTGTAAATGTTTCTTCTTGACCATCTCTTGCAATCCCATAAGGTGGGTCAACTATTGCCAAGTCAAAGTAATTATCTTCATACCTTGACATTAACTCCATATTATCTTCGTTAGTTATTTGCATACTAATTTAATGCTACTTCAAATAGTTCTAAAAAATCTTCTTCATCTAATTGCTTTTGGAAACAAAATGTTTTAATTGCTTCTTCACGGCTTTTAGCTTTTATTAAACTAATTGCTTCTTGGTTAGTGTCGTTCTTCATATAGAAGTAGTATGTTTTCATTTTTCTATTTTAATTCTTTCGTATTCCGTGTTTCTGAAGTCTTGCCAATCTTCACCTACTGCTTCTTTGATCCGTGTTTTACAATTCTTTAATGTTTGCCAAATACTTTTAACACTTATCTTGCTTTCTTTAGATAGTTGGCGAATGCTTTTACCACTTGATGTATAAACTTCAAATAGCATTTTGTCGTACCAATGCCAAGATTCTATTTCGTCTTGTATCTTCTTATATATTTTGCCGTAAGCTATTTCCTTTTCCATTTCGTCTTTATATACTAAATTAATATCTTCCGTGTTTATCTTGTGTTTTTCTTTGTGTAGTAAGTAAGTATTTCTTATTGCCCAGTAAATATATATTTTGTTTACTATTCCGTCTTTTAAAAGCTTTTGCAAGTTAGCGTGGTTTATAAGTCGTAAATACATTTCTTGAACTATGTCTTCAGCAAATGATCCAGCACCAAGTTTTTTAGCTATCGCTACGTGTTCTTTGTGGTCTTTTGTTATTTGCTTTAACCAATCCATTTATCCAAAGTTAAAAAAAAAGCAGCACAAATTAATGTACTGCCGTTTTCCTTTTAATAGACACAAGAAACTATTAGAAAGGTAAGTCATCGTCTACTTCGGTTTTAGAAAAAGCATCATTAAAATCTTCTGCTTTCTTAATGTCTTCTTCTATGTTCTTTTTTATGGTGTTGGCTATTTTTTTTACCTTTTCTGCTACTGGTTGTGGTTTGTATGGTTCACTTATTGCCATACTTAAAAACTTTTCACCGTTCTTTGTTTCACGTACCCATAAAGCTACTTCTTTGTCTTTTCCGTCTACGTTCATTTTGCCTTTGTAGTCGGGGTGGGTTTCTGCTTTCTTATAATTGTTTTTAAAGATTACACCCGTGTTTTCTTTTTGTTCCATATTTATTGTTTTATTTAAATTTATATAACCTATATACTTATTCGTGTTTTGCTTATTTTTAAATTCCGTTTGTTTTGGTAAAGTTCGCCATTCCCATTTAAAGTTGTACCCTTGTTCGTCTAATTCCGATACATTAAAAATATAAGTCTTATTATCCATTTTAACAACATATAAAAAAACTTTATCGTTTAATTTGCTATATGTTAAATTGTAAGAATACTTATCAAATTCTATAAAAGTATCACTATAAACTTCAGAACGGTTTTTTATTTCAACTATGTAATTGTCATTAAAAGCATCAAATCTGCTATAAGTGTTTTCTTCTTCTTTCAAATTAAAACCTTGCTGGTTTAATTCTTCTAACACTTCACGTTCTTCGCTTTTCATTGTTCAACGTTTATAGTTAGCTTTTCTTTTAGTTCTTCGTAGTATTCACGACACGCTTCTATTCGTGTTTTTATAGCTTGAATCACTTCCTTATCATAGTCTACACGAAATAACTTTACACGGTTGTCTTTAGGTATGTGACTAAATTGGTGCTTACTTTGTACATAGTCACGAACTTCTAAACACTCATCTATCTTTTGTTGCTTCCAATGTTCTCGCCTTATTTCGTCTTCTACTATTTGTTGTGGTGTATCGACAAGACAATAAGCAATGTAAGCTTTACGCTTTCCAGTAAGCCACATATAACCTTGCACTTGGTAGAAGTAATCTTTGTTTGGTAGTTTATCTTCAAACATCGGAAACGTTGAAGCATCCCAACTTGATTTAATATCTACTACAACATCGGTTATTATATCGGGTTCACCAGTAATATATTTGTTTGTAAACCTTTCTTCGTTCTTATACATAAAGCCAAAGTCTAAAACTTCATTGCATAATGAAATACTATGTTGTTCTACTTCGTTTCCCTTGTCGGTGTACCTTGACCAAAATTCGTTTTTTATTCCAAATTCGTCTTCCAGTAGTGTTTGCTTTACGTAGCTTTTTGCCGTTTGACTTAACACTTCTTTTTTAGAACGTGCGTTAGTCATTATTTTCCCAAGTGATGAACATCTAACTAACATAATTCTAAAGTTTGTTTTTGTTTATTACTTAAAGAATATTTTGCTACAAGTTGTTCTTTCTTGTATGAACCTTTTTTAATTGCATCTATGGCTTTTAAAAAAGCACCTTCATTTAATATAGGTTTAACTTGTTCGCCACTTGCATCCGTGTCTTTGTCGGTTATAATACCCAACAACGAAGAAAGTGCGTAACGTCTAAAATATGTTATTGCCGAACCATAAACTTGAAATGTATTCATACCTTTTAATTGAACGTCTTGTGGAATAGCTGCACAACTTTCGATAGTGTCACCACTTTTTGTATGAAACAATATAGTGCGTAGTTCAGTACCATCTATTAATTGCGTAAAACCTAAATTGTGTTTTTTCAATAGTGGGTTTATTACACTAAAAATTGTTGGTAAGTCGGCATAAGAATAGCCGTAGCCTTTCGTTCCTTTGTGAATTACTTGACATTCTTGCTGGAACGCTGCCAAGCTTTTGTAGATGTTTTCTTTTGGTAAACCTTTTTTTAAGATGGTTTCTTCTTCTTGTGCATATTCTAATGCACGTTTACTTGATGTACTCATATTTACCTGTGTTTTTAAATTAATAGTTAAAGTTAAGAATTATTTTCAATTTCTTTACATTTTTGTTTATAAAGTTTTATAATATCTTTTAGTTCGTCTTTTTCCCACTTCTTCATTTTCTTGCTTTGCCTTTCTAAATCTTCAAATTCCTTTAAACCAATTTTTGTTAGTAGCCTTATGTGGTACTTGTACAAGTTTCCGTGTTCCCATTGGTTACAATAAACGCATTGTGCGTGAATGTTTCTTACATCAAAACGAACTGAACCGTGACCACCAGCACTAAAGAAGTGACCAGCGTCAAACTTACCAGTTAAAGGAGCATCGCAACTTATACAACCTTTGTCTTTATCACGTAGCCTTACAAATTTGTTTACCCACTTTTGTGCTTCTTTTACATAGTCGCTTGTGGTTCGTAGTTCGTCTTTCATCCGTCTTTTTTTTGCTTTCCATTGTACTTGTTTGGCTTTCTTGATCCATACATCCATACATTCTTTTTTTGTACAATACTTTTGGTTAAAGTGTATTGCTTCAAACTTTACTTTGCAATGTTTACAACGTGGCATCGTTTAATAAATTTTTAATTGTCGTATGTAGTTTCTTGTTTTCTTCTTGTAGTTCTAATAGTAACCTATTTTGGCTAAATATTTGGCTTGACATTGCCATAACATTTAAGTCTAACCTATGCAAAATTGTGTTAGCATATTCAAGTTCTTGTAAACTATCTTTTTGGTTTCTTATTAATTGTTTTTTGTGTGGTGTTTTAGATTCTAATTCTTCAAGCGTTAGTCTTGCTCTTAAAGTTACTTTGTTTAAACCTACTTTTGCGTTTATTACTTCTATCATTTTATTCGTGTTTGTGTTGTTTTAAATCTATAATCTTTTAAATTATCTTCACCAAGTGTTGTAAATCCTAAACCATTGTTAAAATTAAATAATAAAGGCATATTTAAGTCGGTTAGTTGCCCACCAGTTTCTTTGTCTTTTATCTTTTCAATGCTTACCATCGTTTCGTATTTCATTGTTTGATGTGCTACCAAACGGTGTACAATAAATAAATCGTCACATCTATTTAAAAAGCTTTTACCACCTTCAATATGTGCTTTCATTGGTGCTTTTAAGTGACCTTTCCACTCGTGGTTTTCGGGATATACATTTCCAGCACGACCACTTTCACTTGTTGGATGGCTTGAAACATACAAAGTTTTTTTCGTGTTGTTGCAAAATTGTCTTGCACCGTTTAAAAATTCGTAGTTGCCTTCGTATGTCATCTTTCTATCTAAACCAGTAAATGGGTCAATAAAACAAACGTCTGCATCTTCGCTTTCAAATATTAAAAAAAGTTCTTCGGGTTTGTAAAGTTTTCTATTATCTACAAACGTAAAAAATTGGCTTAAAAAATTATATGCACTTCTTATAGTTTGTAAAGGTATTTTTTTAAAATGTTCACCTACATACATTTGTATTAAGTCACGCATTATTTGACCACTTGAATTTTCACCAGACCAAATACAAAAAGTTTTGTTATTTATAATTGCGTGTGAAAGCATATAATAAGTGAAGAATACCGTCTTGCCGACGTTATCGTGTCCAAGCAAGATATTTAACTGTCCTTGTTTTAAACGTAAATAGTTATCCAAATTATTACCAATGCCTAAACCAGCTTTTATTTTGCCGTTACGGTAGTTTTCTAAATAGGTTATTTCACTACCTTTATTTATTAGCATTGATTTGTTTTTTAACGTGGTTTAATAATTCATCGTCAGCAGAACTTGTACTTGTGTTTTCTTTTGCCAACCAATTTCGAGCCGTTAAATATAAGCTTTTATATTTTTTATTTCCATTGTAGTTTTCAATAGCATCTAAAACACGGTCTATTTTTTCAGTAGAATATAACTTATTTAACTTATTAAATTCTTCTTTAGAAATACTTAAATGATTAAATGCCCTATATATATCTTTAGATACATTTACATTTACATTAACAGTAGACGAAACTGAACGACCGTTAACGACCGTTGAATTTCGTTTACGAATTTCAGCACTCTTTTTTCCAGCTAAAACCCGTTGTTCGTGTTGTTGTTTCCATTTCTTTAAATCACGTTTTAAAGTGTGTTTAATGTTAGCAAACACGGCATTAATTAACATATCTTTGCTGGTTGGGTTTTCATCATTTACATACTTAAAAATATGTTTTATTAGTTCTCCAGCTTTGTCGTTAGAAAGTGCATCAAAGGTTTCTTTCCAATCTGCATAAAGCACAAATGATTTCTTATTTTTCATATTGTAGCTTCGTTAAATGCGTTAATTTTTTCTATTATTACATCTAATTTTTGCTGAACGTCTTTTACGTTTTTAATAACTTCTAACCGTTTTAGATCCGTGTTATTGTTGTTTAGATATTCACGAAGTTGCTCCGTGTTTTTAACGTAATTAGTTTTGTTTAAAACGCTATCTTGTTTGCTTTTACGAACACCATAAAGCACGTTTGGGTGCGTAGTGTTAAAAAGCTTTGCAATTTGTTTTAAAGTGTAGCCGTGTTCGTTTAAATATCTATAAAATAAAAAACGGTTGTCGGTTACAATTGGCTTTCTTGATTTTTTGGTTAAGTTAAAAAGCGTGATAATTTCAGCTGCTTCTTTTTCTTTTATCTTTTCCATAAGTATTTACTTGTATTTGTGTTTAAGTTGATAAATGTATTTTAAATTTTTGTGTTTTAAAAATTAGTATTATAAAATTACTATTTCGTTTTTTTGTGGGATGGAGACTTTATTTTATAAATTGCGTGTCTATTATCGATTTGCTGGTTTCGTATCTTATCGAACCACGCACTTGCAGCATCTTCCAAATTTTGCTTTATGGAAATGTTTGGTTCTCCAGTTGATAAAAGTTCTATTTTTTTAATTAAACTTTTGTGACGATCCAACTTAATAATTGCTTCTTCTTTTGTTTCGGCTTTTATTATACTATAAACTTTTCGCCACGTTAAAGTGTGGTCACGTTCTTTATGCGTTATTTTGTATGTATTCATAGTTTTAATTTTGCTATAATTTTTTCTAAACATTTTACTACTATACTATTTCCAGCTTGTTTGTAAGCTTGGCTATCTGAACACGACCAGGTAAACGTTTCTGGAAAGTCCATAAGTCTAAAACATTCTCTTGGTGTTAGTCTTCTAATTGTGTCTTGTTTTAAAGTTGCTTGGTTACTAATGCATTCTAAAGATTGTGCTATTTGTTTTCCTACACGACCACGTCTTGTTTCACTATGTAGTCTTGTAAAGTTTATGCTATCGCCTTCAGTAGCTTCTTCGTACCCTTTACTATTAGCACTTTTTACTAATAAAAATTGGTCAGTATTGCCACCACCACCACTTGCAGTATGCAAAGTATTACTAATATCTTTCAATTGTCTATTTAAAATTTTACCTTTGTTATCTCTTGTGTAGCTTATAATTTTACTTTCTTGACTATTATTTGTATTTAATAGCATTTCATTTACTTTTTTTTCATCTAAAAAATAATTTTCATCTACTTCATTTTCTAATACGTCTTTAAGCTTTTTAGTTAAAGGTTCGTCTTTTGGAAATTGAAAAACATTGTCTTTATCGTCTTTTATTCCTATTATAAAAACACGTTCCCTATTTTGTGGAACATTTAAGTTTTTAGAATTTATAACTTTATAATAAATGTGATAAGGAACTGCATTTTCATCTGCAAATAAAACTGGTAAACCATTGATGCTTTTACCACCTAAAAAATTTAACCATTCTTGAAAAGTCTTACCGTTGTCGTGTGATAATAAACCCCTAACATTTTCAAATATAAAAAAGCGTGGTTTGTTCTTTTGTATAAATTCGTGACTATTAAAAAATAATATTCCACGTTTATCTTCTTTTCCAAGTCTACTTCCAGCTTGACTAAAAGCTTGACAAGGTGGTGAACTTAAATACAAGTCTAATGGATCTTGTGGTATTTTCCTTTCGTAAACGTCAGTAGGATAGTAAGATGGTTCGCCATAGTTTTCTATGTATGTTTGTCTTGCATACTTATCCATATCACAAGCAAATATTGTTTCGTGTTTTATTCCTAACCTAATTAAAGCTTGGTCAAAAGCACCTACACCGCTAAAGTCACTACCTACCTTTGTCATAGCTTATCTTCAATAGCTTTTAAACGTTGTAACACTTCTTCTATGCCATCTTTGTATATATTAACTAAAGATGCTTTCTTTACCATTTCGCTTAAACCATACTTCGAATAAACTTCTTCAGTTCTTGCTAAGTCTTGTAACTTACTTATAATGCATACAAGTTCCATACTTGCGTCAAATTGTTCTTTACTTTTCATTGCTTACTTCTTTTAAATAATTCAAATATTTTATGTAATGTTCGGTGTTAAAATTACCTTTTTCGGTTCGTGTTTTTCTATTCCAGTAAAACTCGTATTTATAGATGTTTTTAAGACTTTCTATGTGGTCTGTCCAATTTATTTTTTTCATTTTATTTGTTTTTTAATTATCGTTATTGCACTCTTCATCCCACCTATTATAAGTTCTTGATTATGGAACCATTCAAAACGAAAATTATCATCATCATCACACATATCATTGAAGTATCTATCTGTAAGTTTTTTACCATCTTCTAATGAAATACCATATTGTCCATTGCGTAGTTCTATTATTGCTTTTTCTATTTCGTGAATTATTTTTTCTGCTTCTTTTTTTTTCATAATTGTAAATTTAAGTGATGTCGCTAAAATAACCTTTTGCACAATCTTCGCTACAAAAAGCACCGTCTTCGGCTAACATTTCGTGGTTGCAATAGTCACAAGTTTTTATTTCTTCTTCTTCTAATTCCATTATTGTTTTAATTGTTATACAACAAAAATAATAAAAAGTTACAAACTATTTACATTTTCTTTAAAAAAAGTTTAAAACTATGTATTTATACAAAGAAAAAAGCCGCTATTTCTAACGGCTTCCAATCACAATTATTTGAAAAAATTACTTTGAAGTGTTCAAATATACTAAATTATTGGAAACTGACAACTATCTACTAAAGCAAATGTCTTTTTTATTTTATTTATTTGTTTCCTTGAAATGTTTATCGATAAAATTCGACCACCTAAAACCTTTGCTGGTGCACCACGTTCAATATGCCAACCATTAAAACCATCTGCATATTCATCTTTATACGTTCCAGTTATCATTGAATGAATATATTTATGTTTTACTTCGCAAGTATATCCGTTTGAATGTAATACTTCTTTAGCATCGGTTCTTGCACTATTTTCGTGTATATGTCCCATTGTAAAAATGTCGGCTTCGTAGTTAGTTAAAGCTCTTGTCAAGTTAATAGCACCTTTAGTTACTACACCACCACCACCTG